TAGAAAAGAAATGGGTCAGAAGTTCAACAAGATGAAACCTGAAGAGTTCTATCAAATCATCACAACTCCTGGTGAAGCGTCAACACAGGACTTGGGTAATAAGAGATTTAGATATGTGTATATGGTTGGTTTTGGTTCAGAACTTATTGAAACCTCAAGACAATTTTGTAGAAGAATGTTGGGTGGAAGACAATTCGTTTTCAGATATGAAGATATTGTGGCTTTATCAACAGCGATTGCTGGTGAGGCAGACAATATGAAAATCATTCCAAGACCTAAAGGAACATCGGTAGATTTGTTTAGTTATAAAGGTGGAGCTAATTGTAGACATTATTGGCTACAATTGGTCTTCTCACCAGGTATTGCTGGCATTACATCAGAACAAACACCACAAAACAAAATAACAAATAACGCCAGAAGAATGAAAGAGGAGGCTGATTATCAAATCCCCGCTCCTAATATGGCTGGTACAGTAAACCCTCCTGTTGATTATGGTTCAAGAAGTCCACAATCTGTGGGTATGTCCAAAGAAGAGTTTAGAAGGTCAGAATCAAGAGTAATCATTGTTGATGTTGACGATACATTGGTCAGAGGAAATACCCCGATTAAGAAGACGGTAGATTATGTGAACAGAAAGTGGGAAGACCACAGAATTGTAGTTGTATCTGCTAGACAAAAATCAAGAACAGGAGAAACAGAAAGAGAGTTAGATAGATTAGGTATTAAGTGGGACGACATTTATTTGTCGGATTTTCCACAAGGACCAAACTCAGGAAATGCGTTCAAGGAATATAAAGCAAAATGGTTAATGGATAAGGGTTACAGAATCTCAGAAGCGATTGATAATTCAGGTGAGGCTAGAAGATTATATTCTAACTTAGGAATCAATGCGAAGAGTCCAACATCACTTAAAGCTCTACCTGCTGGTTTCTTACAGGGATTAGCAATATTCAAAGATAAAGAAGATGCCAAGGAATGGTCATTCGGTTGTGGTTGTGGAGGTTCATACGAACCTGTTGACTACTTGGGTGAAGTTATGTTCCAAGCATGTTCATTAAAGAAACAAAAGATGTCCACTCAATTCTCATTAGACGATGAGAAAAGAATGATATATTCCCCCGCTATGAAACCTGGTATTCTGATTCCAAGATTGGATGAAGTAACCAGAGAGAAGTATTTCGTTACATTCAAACCTGAAACGATTGAGCGTATGGCTCAAAGGTTCTTGATTGAAGGTAGAACCAACAAGACAAACTATGAACATTCTGAAGTTAAGTTTGAAGATGTTTATTTGGTTGAATCTTGGATTGTTAATGGTGAACAGGACAAAGCTTATTCATTGGGTTATACACCTGAACAAGTACCTGTTGGAACATGGATGGTTGGATTCCGTGTTGACAATCAGGAAGTGTGGGATATGATTAAACAAGGACAAGTAAAAGGAATTTCTATTGAAGGAAACTTTGAGTATAAGTTTTCTTCATACAATAAAGACGAGTATTTATTGGAAGAAATAATAAACATTCTAAATCAAATAAATCAGTAATTATGAATGCTACACAAGCTATTGACAAAATTGTCCAATTACTAGGTTTGAAATTCAAGAAAGAAAGTTTTTTCGCTACAGTACTAATAGATGGTCAAACTCAAGTCACTAACAATTTAGATAGTGATTTTGGTATTGGTCAAACATTGTATGTTGTTGGCGATTCAACATTAACCCCTGCTCCATTTGGAGTCCACACAACAAGAGAAGGATTAGTCCTTACTGTTGATGAGGAATCTACAATCACGAAGATTGAAGAAGATGTAGAAGAAGCTGAACAACAAGTTGTTGAAGACGAAGTTGAAGTGGAAAACTCTAAAATCAAAATGACTGAAGCTAAAGATGCTCAAGGACAAACATTAGAATCCCCAACATTTGATGTGGGTGAAGAAGTGTATGTTGTTGGACCTGACGGAGAAAAAACTTTAGCACCTAACGGAGAACACCAAGTGATGTTAAAAGACACTGAAGGTAAAGAGGTTAAAATCAGGATTCAAACTGTGGACGGTAAAATTGTCCAAAGAGAAAACGTAGAAGGTATGTCTACAGATTTCGCTTCACAATTGGAGCAAATCAAATTGGGAATCAATCAACTTTTAGAAGTTGTTGACTCAATGAACGGTAAGTTCAAAACAGAAATCAGTTCAATAAAAAATGAGTTTGAAACATTCAAAAACGCTCCACAAAGAAAGCCTCTTGAAAAGAGAGCTGACTTCAAAGAAAGTTTTGAGGACTTCAAAGTTGATTTTCTTAAAGAATTAAGAAACAAATAAAATAAAAACAAAAAACAAATTAAAAGATATGAAAAAGAACGAAAAATTCGCATATAATCTTTCAGGTTTGGATGTATGGATTGACCAAAACGCAACTGATATGCTTATCAAAAGTATTTTGGGAGAGGTGTTACCGCGCTACGCTACCATTAGACCAAATATCAAGGGGACCCAGCAGGTAGGATTCTTAACAAACGACATCTTCTTACAAGATGGTTCTTGTGGATTCAATGCTTCTGGTCAAACAAACATTGACCAAGTAACAATCGCAACATGTAATAAAAAGGTTAACCAATCACTTTGTGCTTACGACCTTTATGACTATTTCTTAAGTCAGAGATTATCTAACTCTAACTTCCAAGAATCAGTTCCATTTGAGGAATTAGTAATCACAGATATTTCTAACAGAATCGCTGATACTGTAGAAAAACAATTATGGAGAAACACAACTGCTTCAGGTGCTACTGAGTACAACAACCAATGTTTTGACGGAGCTTTAGCTTTAATCACTTCAGGTAATGGTGCTACTCAAGTTACTTACACAGCAGCAACTTCATCTAATGGTTTAGATGTATTCTCTACTTACTACCAAAGAATCCCTGCTAACGTATTACACAGAAATGACTTAGCTATGTTCTGTTCTTACTCTGATTATAGAGCTTTAGTTGCTTCAATGAGAAATAGTTCTTATGTGAACTTGTTCTCTTTTGATGACAAATCTGCTGCTACAGGTCAAGAATGGTCAGTTATGTTACCTGGCACTAACGTTAGAATTATTCCGACGCAAGGGTTGGATGGTCAAAACAGAGTAGTCGCTGGTCCCGCTTCTTACTTTATGGTTGGATTTAATGCTACCGATAATGGTGGTATTGAAATCAAAGGTATGTACGACCCGTATGAAGACATCGTTAAAATCTTCGCTAGATTAGTATATGGTCTTGGAGTATTCTCTATAGATTCATTCGTAATCGCACGTTAATAAACCAAAACAAAAAAACAAAAACATAATAATATGAGTTGTTATATTTCAGACGGATACACCCTTGATTGTAGAAATGCTTCAATTGGTGGTATTAAAGAGATGTGGATTTTGGGAACAAGCGGAAATACAATTTCTGGTTATACTGAAAACGCTTCAGAACAAATTACATCATTTTCTGGTAGAGGAACATGGTTTAATTTTGAATTGGTGAAGCAATCTAGCTCTTTCACGGAAGAAATACAAGTGAACGATGTAGCACAATCTGTTACATTCGCACCTTCGCTTGTGATTTCACTTCCAAAATTAGACCAGTCATTAAGAAATTTATTCTTTGACTTAGTTAAACAAAACGAAATCAACGCTATTGTAAAAGACAATAACGAAAGATATTGGATGGTATTCTTAGCTAACGGTGGCTTAGTGTCAGCGGGTAGCATGAGCACAGGACAAAACTATAACGATTTGAACGGGGTAACCCTTACAATCAGTGGTGGTGAACCTGACGCTTCAAGAGAAATCTTAGTGACAACTACTTTAGCAGCAGTTGCTCCTCAGTTCACTTTCCAATCTTAATTGATTGAATAATATTAGTGGGGGACTTTTTGTCCCCCATTATTTAGCCACATTTTTATTATATGAGATTAGTATGGAACGGAAGGTCTTACAGACCAGCAACCAATTTTATTAGAGTTAAAGACGATGATATTAACGAGTTGATGAAACCATTGTCACAAAAGACAAAGTTGGGTTCAGCAGTGTTGACTGGTTATGTAATAAATGCTAAACCAAATCCTGAGGGTGGAGATGTACCAGTTGTTTCACCGACTCCCACGATTACGTCAACTTCCACAAGCACTCCCACACCGACCTTAACGCCAAGTTCTACCCCTTATATTTTACCTGAAACACCAGCATTATGGTATGACGCAACTAATGTTGGTTCAATAGATTATATCACTTCAGGTGGAACAAACTACGTTCAGAATTGGAGAAGTATTGGTGTATACCAAAAAACTTTATCAGCAGCAACAGTTAATACAGCACCTGTTTGGTCTGGTTCAAGTCAAATGCCAGGTTCACCAAATGTTGTAAGATTTGTTGGTTCAACCGCTTCAGGAACAACCAAATACTTATCACAAAGATTTGACCCGACGTTAATACCTCAATCAGGTGGAACAGTGTTTATTGTTTTAGCATCCCCAAGTGGAGCAACTTATGCTACAACTGCTTCATCTACATTTGGTTATACTTCAAGATTATTGAGTGGAAATACAACAACGGGTGGATTTGATGCTGGAAATCAACCTAACGTATCCAATCAAATATTTAATCTTGGTAATGCTGCCGCTTTTGGTATAACCAAACAAGGTGTGATAATACAAAACCAATTTGCCTATACGGGTACAAACTTAAATAACAAGTTCTTAGTTGCTGCCACTTATCCTTTCCCGACAGGTTATTTTGAAGTGGAAATAAACCAATCAGGTTTCACAAGTCCGAACTTATTTACTGGTTCAACTGCTAATAATTTTAACCAAATTGCTATGGGTCAAATATTCCAATCTGCTGGAACATTCTTTGCTAATAGTGTTAATAATAGTGAAGTCGGTGAGTATATGTTCTTCAATCGTGTATTGACACAAGCAGAGATAGAACAAGTACAGAATTATTTGAGAGACAAATGGAGATACGATGAATGGGCTTCACCTGTTCCCACGCCGACTCCCACTGATACTCCAAGCGTAACTCCGACTCCAAGTGTTAGTCCGACTACTACAATGACTCCAACCAATACAAGTTCTCCGACACCTAGTCCATCTGCTCCTGCTGCTGGAACAACTGAAGCTTTGACTTACTTGAATAGAGTTGTTGTATCAGGTGGAACAGTTGATTCTACGGCTTCAGCTGCTACAATCACATTATTCACTTCATTGTTTTCTAATAATCTATGGAATAAAATATACGCAATGTATCCAATTTTAGGTGGAGTGGATGCGTCTCATACGATAAATGGTAAATCAAGTTCGGGTGTATTTGATTTAACATTCCAAGGCGGTTGGACGCATAGTTCATCAGGGATGCTTCCAAACGGAATAAATGGATATGCTAATACAAGTTTCAATCCATTAACTAATATCGGAAATGGTGGCACTTCATCTTTGGGTGTTTATGTAAATCTTCAAGGAACAGTTGGTGATAGAATCTATGATATGGGTTGTAATAGTAGTGATGTGCTTTTATCAGACCAGTTTAATATCGCAGCTAAAAGAACTTCTGGAACAGGTAATAATACCTTGTTTGATACAGGAAACTATGACCCATCTGCTTTAGGTCGTGTGTCTACAACATCACAAGCTTCAGCATCAGGTATGACTATTGGTTCTTATAGAGCAGCTAACGATAGAACACTATACAGAAATGGAAGTAATATAGCAACACAAACAGGTGTAAGAAGTTCTACTTATGCTAGTAGAGGTTTATTATTAGCGGCTCAGGATACTGCTGGAGCTGTAAATTACTATAGTTCTAACCAATACGCTTTCGCATTTATAGCTTCAGGTTTAACAAATACAGAAATCGTAAACTTATCATCTATAATAAACACATATCAAACTTCATTAGGAAGAAATACATACTAACATGACTACAATAGGAGAACAAGTAGGTCTATTGACCTTGATTGAAAAAGAAGCTGTGGAGGGTAAAGAATACACCGCCAAGAGTTATTATAACCCCATACAAGACACAAATGCTAATTGGGTTATATCTACTCAAGAAATGAATGATACGACTAATGTGGACTATCTATGGGTGAAACAATTACCACTAATTCAATGGACTGGTTATTATGTACCGTCTGGAGCAACAAATAACATTTAATGGGAAATCAGTTTCTACAAACTTCTTGGACAACATATCTTGGTGAGTTAAGACCGATATGGGATATTAAAGTGAAATCATCCGAACCTGGTTGTTATTTCTCAGGTACTGCTAGATATGATGAAAACGCTCCGACCCCCACGGCTACGGCAACTCCGCCAGTGACTCCGACTATGACTCAAACACCTAGTCAGACACAGACAAGCACTCCTGCCGTTACAAGTAGCCCGACAAACACTCCGACGAGCACAAGTACTCCGACGAGTACACCAGCTGTCACAAGCACTCCGACCAACACGTCAACACCGACCAATACATTAACAGCTACAAACACACCGAGCCCAACTCAGACTGGTACTGCTGTAATAACACCGACTCCGAGTGTAACTCCTTCTGCTACTCCGACGACACCACCATTCTCACCATCATCAGTTCCTAACTTATTCCAATGGTTTGATGTTTCAAATTCATCATCTTATTCAACAAGAAAAGTAGGTTCACAAACTTATGTTACTTCTTGGACAGCAACTACTGGTTCTATATTAACACAACCAACTCAATCTTATCAACCACAATTGATACAAGGAGCTCATGGATTCCCTTATTCAGGGGTTTCATTTGTTGGTGCTGATATTGCGTTAAGTGGTACAACGTCAGGTTCTGTTCCTTCAGGAAATACAACGTTTATCGTTTCATATAATCCTACACAGACAAACTCAATGGAGTTTTCTATTGATACAAATACTGGTGAGGGAATATCTTCTCAATATAACAATAACAATATTGTTGAAGCTAGAACCCCTAACTACAAGGTTCAATGGAATGGTTGGACATCTGTCCAATATTATCCAAATAGTTTCTTGTCTGTAACAGGAAACTCAGTAAGTGCTGGTGGATTATTGAATGATAATCCTCATGATATAACATCATCATTCACGCCTGGTTCAACAATGACAAGAGTTAGAATCAGTGATATTGCCGCTGATAGTAATGGAACAATATTTGAAATCGTTGTTTATAACAGAGTACTGAATCAAACAGAATACAATAACGTTACAAACTATTTGAAAAACAAATGGAATTATTCTGTATTCAGTGCCACTCCGACTCCCACGCCCACAGTTAGTATTACCGCTAGTCCGACAGTAACTCCTAGTGTAACTCCACCGCTTTATCAGTATTGGAATGTTGAAGCTTATGATAGACCATCTTGTACTTTATCTACAACAGGTGTATTGAAAATATACACAGGTGGTGGTACTGTTGTTCAAACTAATAGATTTTACTGTAATTCAGCATCACTATACAAATATAAACCAGTTTCACAAACCACACCTCAAGCATTCATTGAAGAATTGAACCCTCCTTTCGCTAGCTCAACAAGTTGTAGTGGAGTGAGTTGTATCTAAAATAGAAAAAATATGTCATACGGAGTTTTAATAACATTAACAGATTTGGGTGGTTTAGTAGGACCATTTGACTTATATTCAAACTTGGATGGATATACCACCCCGTTTGAAACGAATATTCCTGCGTCATCATTCATCTATGGTTATTATACAACGTCATTACCTTATGGAACAACTATAATCAAAGTAAAATCTGATGGAGAATGTATAAATTTCTTGAACTTAGAAATTGCTGGTTTACCGACATTCACACCGACTGCCACGATGACACCAAGCCCGACCCGAACTCTTCCTGTTACACCAAGTGTTACCCCGAGCATAACTCCGACTAACACAATGACTCCGACAGCGACAAAAACTCCTAACGCTACTGCCACACAAACTCCGTCCAACACTCCTACGCCAAGTTCCACTGGTTCTGGTTCAAAGAGTTTGGTTATTTATGCTAGAGATACTTCAGGTGTTAAATCAACTGTGACGATGTATTATAGTGTTAATGGTGGAGGTAATGTGAATATACCTGGAGCTACAGGAGTTATTTTACCAAGTAGTTGTTCAAATATTTATACTATTACAGGATTAGTGGCTGGTGATAATATTGAAATTGGAACAAGTTTAGGTTGTGTAATGGAAGGTACAATGGGTATTAGCTCTTGTCCATCATCAATAGGTTCAAACATAACTTACACCTATCTTGTTGATGCTCCTACAACACAAGCAATATCAATATCAGTAGACACAGGACTTATACCATAAAAATATGATTATATTACAACAAGGACAATTTGGAAGAGCAATAGCTACCTGTTCAAGAAATAAAAATCTGACGGGGAGTGTTACGTTCTTATGGACTATGAGACATAAGTTGTCAAATCAATCTTGGCAATTCATTCCATATAGAGACCCTTCCATTACGGTTGGGTATGAACCTGCCTATGATATGTTTGATATAAACATCAATTTGACTCAACCAGAAAACTATATTGGAACTAGTTCATCTAATTGTGTCAATTTACATTTTATCCCTGGTGAGTATTATCTAAAAATATACGAACAAGTATCTACTACAAATCTAAACCCAGCATTATCGTATGACTATGTCTATGAAGGAATGGTAGTCATCAAATCAGAAGACCCTATCCAAGAGATTTCATATAGTGGAACGAACGATGTATTTATTGTATACCAAAACTAATGAGAAAAATAATTCAAAATATCGGATTCAGCATTGATACTCTTACAAAGTTTGAAGAGAGGGTAATTAGGAATCAGCCTTGGGTGTCTTGGGGTGTAGAAAACCATTTCGTAAATGGTTTATATGACCTTTTAGATTTTTCCCCAATTCATAACGCTTGTGTTAGAAGTAAGATTGACAACATCGTTGGTCAAGGATTTACGATTGACTACAAAGTAACTGACAAGGAAACATTGAACGATGTTTTCAGAGATATGGTTTTTGATTATATCATCACAGGAAATCTATTCCTTGAAGTCGTTTGGAAACAAGATAGGTCTCAAGGTTTATCGGGATTACATTACATACCATCAAAGTACATGAGAGTTGGAGTACCTGCCAATGCTGAGTTGGAAGTATCCAAATATTTCTATTGTAGAGATTGGTTATTGTATAAAAAAGCAGGAGTTATTGAGTTCAATCAGTTTGACCCAAGAAACTTCACAGATAGACAAATAGTCCACATTAGAGACAGAAACCCAGCTTATTGGGCTTATGGTTCACCTCAATATTTGAGTGTCATAAACGACATTAGATTGAACCACGAGATTACTGTCTACAATTTGGCTAATTTAATTAACGGAGCCAACCCATCTTTATGGGTACACTTTAGTGATGGTTTTCCTCAGTCAGAAACTGAAGAAAGAACCATCCTACAAAGGATTGAAGAAAGATATGGAGGTGCTAAAAACGCTGGTAAGGTTACAGTATCTTACTCAGAAGGTTCAGAGGGGAAACCCGAAATCACACAGATTTCTTCAAACCTACAACAAGGATTTTACCAAGAAGTTTTTGAACTTGTTCAAAGACAAATACTATCAGGACATAAGATTCCAGACGGAAGTTTAATTGGACTTCCGTCACCCACAGGTTTTAATTCAAGTTCCGAAATGTTGGAAACTGCTCAAAAGTTATTTTTGAATACATCAATCATTCCAACACAGAAGTTCTTGATAAGAGAGTTAAAACCACTAATTGAGTTGGTTAATCCAGGAGTTGATGTTAAACTTGAAATCATACAAAATACCGCAATATAATGACTGATGTATATTTTATCTCTGAGGAGCTTTTGAAAAATAGAACAGCGATTAACGAGAACGTTGATTCTGGAGAGCTTAGATTCTGTATTCAAACTGCCCAAAATTTGAATATTCAGGAAACGCTTGGACAGGCTTTATTTGAACAGATTGTGAATGAGGTTAGTGGAAACACTATCGCAGGAAACAATAAGTTCTTATTGGACAATTATATTGTACCAGCAACAATCGCATGGTCTTACTATCATGGATTAGACAACTTCTTTGTGAAGTGGATGAATGTTGGATTGGTTGCTAATAGAACAGAACAAGGTAGTAACATTGATTTTAAGACATTCCAATTCTTAAAGAACAATGCCCGTTCAACGGCAGAGTTCTATGACAATAACATGAGAAGATACTTATGTGCGTTCGCATCAAACTTTCCGAAATACAACACTGTTGAAATCGGTAAGTTACTTCCACAACGTGATTCAGCATTTAGAAATGCTATGGCGATGGGAGCTGGTCGTTCATTCTACCCAAGTTGGTATGGTCCTGTTAAGACGCAGTCAACGGGAGGTCCTTCACTATCGTAGGTAGAACCCCCAATTCAAGAAGTATCTTATTTCTCATTTTAAGACACCTGGTGACCTTCTGATGTCTTTTCCCTAACTTATCATATCCAATCTTATAGAGTGGAAATTTGACAGGAATAAACTCCTTTGAGGGGTATTCAAAGGAGTTGTATTCTGATACGATTAGAGAAACCTTATTGTAACCCCCGATATACTTTTTCATTATACTGATTCGTTGAAATAATATTCCAATTCAAATGAGGCTTGTGCTTCTGTATCCAATAGGTAAGACCAAGTCATGAAATCACGAACTATCAACATATCCAAATCTTTGATGATAGACCAATTGGAATCCAACCAATCAGAATAATTGTCGTCATCCACTAATAAGTCCTCAGGGAATAGATAGTCCCCAATATCCAAACGACCTTCTTTGATTTGTTCATCCAAGAAGTTTACCAACCTTACCTTTAGTTCTTTAGCTAAATTGATTTTTTTCATAGTGTTATTTTTTTACGAAGTTAGATACTAAATTTAGAATAAACAAAAGATTCAACCTTTTCTACAAACAATTTTGTTTCGTAGACATTTTTACCTGACAGGTCAAAAAGGTCAAACATTTTGGTGATACAGAAGTTAGCCTCTGATTTTGGATATTTTGATTCCAAATCAATTTTGAATTGTTCTACTACTTGGTTGAAGGCGTTGTAAATGGAGATGTTCATATCTGTTATTTTTTATTTGTTTCACAAAGATATGACAAATAAAAATAGCAGCAATAAAAATATCAAATAAATTTTGAGAAATAATCTTTTTGGTAGGGCTTTCTACGGACGTAAGGTTTTTTGTTTTCTATTTTGTCACCATGTTTTTTCATGAACTGCTTGTGGATGTTTTTTGAAACATCATAACCCATCTGAGTCAATAACCACTTGGTTGCCTCAAATACCCACTCTTGTTGTTCTGCTTCTTTTTTCATAAAAAAAATACCCCCCTACAAATAAATAGGGAGGTATTACGATGAATAGGAATATGGGATTTAACTTAATAATAAACAGATTCTATCCTTAAGTGAAGAACTAATACTTGAACTTCTAATCAAAGATTTCAAGAATTGTTCATCAGATTCTTCTTCAATAAAACTTCCAACGATGCCAGGAAACTCAGGTTTTGAAGTTGGACAACAAGTCAAAGCATCTTTACCTGCTTGAGTGATTGTGAACTCAGAAGCAAATCCATCATAACGTTTAAGAGTAACTAAACCATAATGCTCAATTCTTCTAACTCTTTCATAGAAGTTTTTATTTTGGTGTACGTCCTTAGGACAGACAGGTACATTTACCCCACCATTGTCTTTTACATACCTTACAATATCCAATTGTAATTCGGTATAAGTTGTGTTTTTTGTCATTTTATATTGTGTTTTAAGTTGAATTGTTCGTTTATATCTTTTGTAGTATCGTACCCAAGCAGCTGGAGGAGGTGTCTAGCTTGAACAAAATCTTTATCTGTTAATCTTGTAAACTTTAAGTGGGAATCATTTCTATCGTCGTCTTTATCCCTTGAAGTGAAGTGTAACTTACATCTCGGTTCAACACCCCATTTACTTCTTTTGGATTTATAAAATTCTTTTTCAGGTTTGTACTGACCACATATTGAGCAGAAATAGGACAGTCCGTTGTCCTTATCCCATATCCTCCTGTTAAGGTATTCTTTCATCATTACAATAAATACTTACTAATTCCAAAAAAATCAATAATAATTTGTTTTTTTTGATTTAATTGTATATTTATTATAAAAACGATAAATATGGCGAAGAGATTCACAGACACAGACAAATGGAAAAAACCATTTTTCAAACTACTAAACCAGGAAATGAAACTATTCTGGTTATTTTTATTAGACGATATTGACCATGCTGGTATATGGCACGTTGATATTGAATTAGCAAATTTAAGATTAGGGACTAATCTATCCGTTGAAGACATTTTAGATTCAATGGGTGACAAAATTGTACAAGTTGATAATGGGCAAAAATGGTTCATACCAAGCTTTATTGAGTTTCAAAACTCAAATGGTCTTAATCCAAACAACAACGCACATAAAAAAATATTAGAAACAATCAAAAAATACAACCTACAACAACACCTTATGAGGTCCACCGAAGCTCCTCACGAGGAGCTGAAGGAGACCTCAGGAGGAGCCCAAGTAGTAGTAGTGGTAGAGGATAAAGTAATAGTAGAGGATAAAGTACCTGATAATGACTTTGACAAGTTCGTGAGTTTATTCCCACCAACGAAACAGAAATGGACTCATCATCATTTGGCTATTTGGAATACCTTATCAACGAGGGACAAACAAATATGTTTATCACTAACCCCCTTGTATGTGTCACATCAGAATAAAACAGGTAAGGACCAATACATCAAACAAGTTGGTAAGTTTTTGGAAGAGGGATTCTATAGA